CGCGGGGGGGGGGGGGGGGGGGGTACTCACACTTCAGAGTAATTGATAACCACCCGCAAGACAGCCGGATCGGCATCCGGGAGGACGGCATGGTGCCGACCCTCACCGAAAAGATGGGTACCGGGGGCAACAATGTGCCGCTGGTCATGGAGCCGGGATGCAAGGCCGCAGGGTTCCCGCTCGGCTTCAGGGCGGAGAACACAAGGGTCTACGATGAGGTGGCCACAACGCTCTGCAACGGAACCCGCCCCGGCTTCTGCGCCGGAGTGATCGTAGAAACAGACCCCAGCGCCGCCCCTGCCGTGGCATTCGACTGCCGGAACATCACCCCGAACATTGAGGTGGCTCCCACCATTCAAGCCAAGGAGAACGGTGGCCAGAGCCTGAACTACATCGCCCCAGTCTTTACGCCCATCCCCATCAGCGATAAGGCCACCCGTTACCAGGGCGGCGGGAAAGGCAGACACGAAGATGGCGGCGGCAACGGCCTCGGCATCGGGCAACCCGGTGACCCGGCACCCTGCATCACAGCAGCAGACCGGCACGGCGTAGCCTACGGAATAAGCCGCTCCTTCTTCAATCAGGGAGAGAACGCCAAGTACGATCCTGAGATCACAGAGGAAGTGGCCACCACCATCACCACGGCGCACTGCCCACCGGGCGTGGCCATGCCGCTCACCGTCCCGGAAATCAGCGGCACCCTGACAGCCAAGATGGCCAAGGGAACAGGCGGCCCGGCTGGGGACGAAATGCAGAACCTTGTGGCCGAATGGCCGGAGTACATCATCCGCCGCTTCACCCCCATGGAGTGCTGCCGCCTTCAGGGTTTCCCGGATTGGTGGGCAGAGCAACTGGGGGTCGAGGAACCCCCGGACGGAATGGTGGATCGGTGGATGGAGATCTTCAAGACCCACTGGGAGGTGATAACCCAGCACGATGGAGTAAAGGCACCCAAGACCCGGAGCCAGGTCATCAAATGGCTCAAAGACCCTGCCAGCGACTCCGCCCTCTACAAAATGTGGGGCAACGGCATAGCGCTGCCCTGCGCCGCCTTTGTGATGGAGGGGATCGCAAACCACCAAACAGAAAGGATTGATGCAGATGCCTGAAACCAAGAACTCAGGCCAGAGAATGTCGGTGACGATCACCCCAAGGAAACCCACCGACCGGGGCGGCTACGCCTGTATGCCGCTCAAGAGCAATATCCCGCAAGGCCGGGAGGACTGGACCCTCACGCAATGCCCTGAGTGCGGGGCAGAATGCTGGAGGCTACCCCTGACCGAAATCGTAGAACAGAGCGGAGCCGTGGCGCTTTGCACCATGTGCGCCCTGCGGAAAGGAGCGGGGCAAGCATGACACCAGCAGTCAACAAAGGCTTCGGCCTCCTCTTTGAGATGGGATGCGGCAAGACCCTGACGGCCATCGCAGTCACCGGCGCAGCCTACCAGATGGGCAAGGTGAAGCGGGTGCTGATCGTGGCTCCCACTTCGGTCTGCGCCGTCTGGCCGAAAGAATTCTCCGACTACGCCGCCTTCCCCTACACGATCAAGACCATGCTGGGGGACAAAAAGAAGCGGCTCAAGGAACTCAGCGATCTGGTGCATTTCCCATACCCGCACCTCAAGGTGGCCGTAATCAACTACGAAAGCACATGGCGAGAGGAAATCTACGAGGCACTGGAGGACTACGATGCAGACCTCATCATTTGCGATGAGAGCCAGCGCATCAAGACCCATGACAGCGAACAGAGCAAGGCGATGCACCGCCTGGGCGATAAGGCCCGATACAAGCTGATCCTGTCCGGCACCCCGGTGCAGAACGAAGCGGTGGACATTTTCAGTCAGTACCGTTTCCTCGACAGTACCATCTTCGGCCAGAACTTCTACACCTTCAGAAACCGATACGCCGTCATGGGCGGCTTCAACCGAAAGCAGATCGTATCCTACCGGGATCTCGACCAGCTGATCCAAAAGGAACACTCCATCGCATACCGGGTCACAAAGGATGAGGCCCTGGACCTCCCGGAACAGACCTTCGAGAACCGCTACATAACCCTCTCCAATAAGGAGCGGAACCTTTACGAGCGGCTCCGGCGTGACAGCTTCGCTGAACTTTCAGACGGCGGCACAATCACCGCCACCACCGTCCTGACCAAACTGCTCCGGCTCCAGCAATTCACCGGGGGGTTCTTGGTGGAGGACGATGCCACGAAGCCGCAGCTGGTCAGCACCGGCAAGCTGGATGCCCTCTCCGATATCCTTCAGGACTATGTAATCGAGGGTAAAAAGAAGCTGGTCATCTTCGCCCGGTTCCTCCCGGAAGTCCATGAGATCGAGAAGCTGGCGGAAAAGCTGCTCTCGAAGCACGGCATGAAGTCGGTAGCGATCTACGGCGAAATCCCCAAGGAGAGCCGGGGTGCCATCGTCCAGCAGTTCCAGACAGACCCCGCCACGATGGTATTCATCGGCCAGATCGACACGGCTGGCACCGGCATCACCCTGACAGCCGCCGACACTTGCGTATATTACTCGGTCAATTTCAACTACGCCACCTACAGCCAGAGCCTCTCCCGAATTCACAGAATCGGCCAGAGGAACCGATGCACCTACATCCACCTGGTGGTGGAGAACTCGGTGGACACGGACATCCTCCGCAGCCTCTCCAAAAAGGAAGATCTGGCAAAGACGGTGGTAGACACATGGAGGGATTACTTCGATGGCACATGAGGAAAAGATGCTCTGCCCCTTCAAAAAGGGCATCACCAGAGAACTGAACCGAAAGACCGGCAAGGTCGAACTCACAGAGCGGTTCATGCCCTGCGCCGGGGAACGGTGTATGGCATGGGGCGGCAGTTACAAAAAGAACTGCCTGAGATTGGAGGACAAGCATGGGAACCGATAACGAAACCAGAGAGTTTGTCCTTTACTTCGGAGATCAGCGGATCGGTACCCTCTCCGAGTTAGAGAACCTCCCTGTCATTGAGCCGCAGGGCGAAATCGAACAGGTGGTAAAAAGACCCCCGGACTTCACCTTCACGGCCTACGCATGGAAAAGCTGCCGGAGCCGGAAACGGTTCATCAAGCTGATGATGGGAGTATTTGAACTCCCCAGAAACCGGGCAGCGCAACTCGCAGATGTGGCCATGCGCCAAGGATGCCCCTCGTATCAGGATCTCTGGGCCGATTGCTACACCTTCTTCATCAAAGAAGCGCTGGAGTACATGGCCACCCACAGCAACGCTGACCATCCCGCAAGGGAATCAGAATAAACCAAACAGAAAGGAAAGACGAACCATGACCCTGCTCGAAATGGTACGCAACTACCAGGCACTCCTCGAAGAAAAGGATCGCCTCGCAGAATGTACCAAAGCCAACAACGCCGCCATCGAGGTGGCAAAGAACGAGATCGCCCAGCAGATGATCGATGATGACTGCCCCCGGATCTCCAGCGGCGGCTACTCCTTCAGCCTCACCCAGAAAACCTCCTACAGCAAGAAGTCGGAGGCCGATCTGGCAGAGGCCGGGGTGGACTTCTTCGAGGTACTCCGAGAGGAAGGCCTCGGTGACATCATCAAGGAAACCGTAGCAGCGCAGACCCTCCAGTCCACCATCAAGGCCTTTGTGGAGGAACACGGCGAACTTTCGGAGGCACTCAGCCAGATCATCCGTGAGTACGAATTCAATGACATCACCCGCAGAAAAGAATCCAAAAAGGGAGGCAAAAAGTAATGAAACAGGAATACGAACAGATGGAACTCGACACCCGCAAGGAACTGGACAAGGTGGTCACGCAACTGACCGCCGAGGCCATCGGCACCGTCCAGCAGATGATCGCCAACTGCGGCGAAGCACCCCTGCCCGTCCGCAACCGCCATGAGGCCTACGGAATCGCCTCGGAGCATTATGCCAAGATCTCCACCATCTGCAAGAGCATCAAGAACGATGTCGGCACCCTGCTGGGTACCCTTGCCGATCCCAACTACCCTGCGGTGGAGGCCACCTCTTCCATCGTCAACAGCACCGCCTCCGCAGCGGCCATCCTCCTGATCGCCGCCGCAGAGATGAAGCGCACCCTCGACAACCTCTACATCGCAGAATCCAGCGAACCCGAATCCACCCCCATGGACAACTGGGTGGCCAGCGGCTCCGCCTTCGAAGAAGCCGAACCCGCAGACGGTGAGGATGCAGAGGAATGATGGACGGCCTCATTCAGATCTCCACCCAGATGGCTCACGCAGAGTGCCAGCGGGGCATTGACCAATACGGCCCCGCTGCCTCCGCCCATGAGGGATACGCCCTCATTAAAGAGGAACTCGAAGAAGCACAGGATGAGATCGTCCGGGTGGAACAGCAACTGGGACACCTCTGGAGTTCCATCAAGGGGAACGATGTATCCGTGTACCCCCACTACCTGAAGCAGATCCAACAGACTGCCATCCTCGCCGCTTGCGAGATGATACAGGTGGCAGCCATGGCAGAAAAAACCCTGGGCATCGCCCAGACCAACAAATAGGAGGAATTTACAATGGCAACCAAAAAGAATGAACTGGCCCCCATCGACAACTTCCAGATCGCCAACCGCTACGAGGGCATGGACCCCGAACTGCTGGCCGAACTTCAGGATCAGATGGAGGACTTGGACGATGAGAGCGGCATCCAGTGCCGACTGATCAAGATCCCCGCTGGCGGCGGCTTGGCCTACGAAGTGCAGGGCGAGGACGATGACGATGTGGAGTACATGAAAGAGATCTCCGGCGTGATCGTTTTCACCCACCGCATGAACGGCTACTGGCCGAACAGCTACGGCACCGGCGAGGGTGAGGACAAGATCCCCCTCTGCTCCAGCATGGACGGCAAGACCGGCCTCTGCCGGGACAGCGGCGAGGTTCGCTCCTGCGAGAGCTGCCCCATGAACCAGTTCGGCTCCGGCACCGATGCCAAGGGCGAGGCCTCCAGAGGCAAGGCTTGCAAGAATATGCGCCGCCTCTACATGATGCTGGACAATGACCCCAACTTCTACCTCCTGACGGTACCCCCCACCTCCATCAAGGAAGTCAACCGCCAGCTGGCCAAGATCATGGGCAGCAAGGGCATTCCCTACACCGGCCTGATCGTCAGCCTGAAGCTGGAGAAAGCGGTCAACGCCGGAGGCATCGCCTACAGCAAGGTGGTCATCGAGAAAAAGGGTCTGCTCCCCGCTGGGGTGGCCAACACCGCCAGAGAGATGCGCCGGGAGATCAAGGCCCAGTACCAGAACATGGCCATCACCCTGGATGATTACGCCGCCGCCCCTGAAAGCAACACCGTCAGCGGTGAGTTCCACGAAGTCACCGGCACCGATGAAGCGCTGCCCTTCAACTAAGCAAGAGCGGGGGTGCCTGAAAAATGGCACCCCCCCCCGCAAAAGGGGAGTGATCCAGCAATTCAGAAAGAGCGGTGGTGATGGCACATGGCAATAAGAGATCAAGTAGATCTGGACAGATTGGTAGATTACAGGGCGGAATACACCGCCGTGATCGAAAAGTACAAAATTACCGGGGACAACCTGATCGGCCTCTGCCCCTTCCACCAGGACAGGAACAACAGCTTCTCGGTGGATCTCAAGACAGGCAAGTGGCACTGCTTCGCAGAGGATGACGGCGGCAACTTCGTATCCTTCTGGGCAAAGTTCCACGGTATGAGTACCGGGGATGCCTACAAGGCCATCCTCGAAAGATACGGTGCCACACAGGATCGTGAAAAGCCAAAGGCACCGAAAAAGGAAAGTGACGGCCCAGGACCGTACACCTTGGAGCAGTACAGCTTCGAGAAGCGGCTCCCGGTGGACTTCCTGACCGAGGTATGCCGGGTCAGCACCGCCAAGGAGCGCAGCGGTACCACATACCTCCGCATTCCTTACCTCTTGGAGGACGGCACGGAATCGACCTCCAGAAAGCGCTTTGCAAAGAAAGAGTTCAGGTGGAAGTACGGCTCCAGCGGCAAGATCAACCTCTACGGCGAATGGCGCATGGAGGACATCCGCAAGGCCGGATACGCCATCATGGTCGAGGGCGAATCAGACACCCAGAGCCTCTGGTACATCGGCCTCTCCGCCATCGGCGTGGCCGGAGCCTCCATGTTCAAGCCAGAGCAAGCGGCCATTCTGCAAGACCTGAAGATTTACCTCCATCAAGAGCCGGACGGCGGCGGTGAAACCTTCGTGAAAAAGGTCTGCCGGGGACTGAAAGAGGGCGGCTTCATCGGTGAGGTTTTCCGCTGGTCATGTAGTCGGATACCCCCGGTAGCCGATGGCCAGAAACCCCCGAAAGACCCGTCCGATGTCTACCTGATGTACGGACAGGAAAAGGCGGCGCAGCTGATCCGGGAGCAATTGCAGGGCGCAGAGGCCATCGACCTCGATGAAGAACAGATCCCGGAGGCGATCTCCGGCGCACCCATCAACCTCCGGCAGCCGGAGGGATGGATTTACTCGGACAAGGGCATCAGCGTGATCGATGAGAAGAAGTACACGCCCACCAGCGTATGCAGAACCCCCATCATTCTCACCAAGCGCCTGAAGTCCATCGAAACCGGCGATGAGAAGATGGAGATCGCCTTCAAGCGGGACGGTCAATGGATCTCCGCCACTTACCCCCGCTCCACGATCTTCTCCAGCCGATCAATTACAACCCTCGCAGACCTCGGCTGCACCATCACCTCGGAGAACGCAAAACAGGTGGTGCGGTTCCTCGGAGCCTTGGAGGCCGAAAACATCGACATCATCCCAAAGGCAGATGCTACCTCCACCTTCGGGTGGCAACCGGGAAAGAGGTTCATCCCCGGACACGATAAGGGCATCAGCCTCGACATTGACCCCTCGCAGAAAGGAATGGCGGCGGCATACTGCCAGAGCGGCTGCATGGAAAAGTGGCTGGAACACATGGAGCCACACCGGGCAAGGGACAAGTTCAGGTTCATCCTTGCGGCCAGCTTCGCCGCCCCGCTCCTGCGGATCGTGAAGCAGAGAATATTCTTCGTTTACAACTGGGGCGGCTCCAAGGGCGGCAAGACCGCTGCCCTGAAAGCAGCACTCTCCGTCTGGGGTGACCCGGAGCGCCTGATGGTGAACTTCAACGCCACCCAGGTAGGCCTCGAAAGAACCGCCGCATTTTACTGCGACCTCCCGCTGGGCATTGATGAACGGCAGCTGGCTGGCAACAATCAGGATGCCTTGGAGAAGATCGTCTACATGATCGCATCCGGCACCGGCAAGATAAGAGGCGCAAAGGGCGGTGGCCTTCAGACGGTACACCAATGGCGCACCGTGGCTCTGGCCACAGGCGAAGAACCTCTCAGCACCGACACCACCCAGACCGGCGTATCCACCCGTGTGTTGGAGATCTACGGCGGTCCCTTCGACAACGAACAGGATGCCGGACTGATGCACCAGCAAGCCGCCATGGACTGCGGCTGGGCGGGTCCCGCCTTCATCGAGAAGCTGATCGGCTTAGATGAACGGAAGATCTGCGATGCCTACGAATCCATGCAGATGTACATCCGTGCCATTTCCAGCGGCAAGAACGGCTCCCACATCTCCGGCATAGCAGCGGTGGCCTTGGCCGATGCCATGGCTGACAGCTGGTTCTTCGGAGGCACCGAAAAAGAGGCACCCAGTAATACCCCGGACAGGACACAGGCCATGCTGGAGCCGCTGGGGATCTCCGCCGCAAGCTGGGCAGCCGCAAAGCGCATGGCGGAAAGAATCCTCATTGACCAGGTGGAGAACAACAGCACCGATGTCAATGAGAACGCTACCCAATTCATCGTGGACTGGGTTCTCTCGAACAAGGCCTACTTTGGCACCAACGCCGTGGGTACCTGCCTCGGCATGACCTCGGAACAGGGCAACATCGCCTACATATTCCCCTCCATGCTGAACCAGGCGCTGACCAAAGCCGGGTATAGTCCACGCAAGACCATGAAGTACCTCGCAGAGCGGGGACTGATCACCGCCACCATGGACAAGAGCGGCAAGAAGCAATACTCCACCATCAAGTGGTTCGGGGATCGTAGCTGCCGCTTCGTGGAGTTCTTCATCGGCAAAATCGCACAGGCCGTAGACCCCATCGATGACTACGATGAGATGCACGATGCAGCCGAGCCGCCCGAATCCAGCTACCAGCAACAGGAACTCGGAGGCTTCGTAGAGATCACCACCACCGATGAAGATCTTCCCTTCTGATTGGAGGTGATGACCATGGGATACAAGCAGATCGGATGGGTCAGGCAATGCTGGCTCATCCTGAAATGGTGGCTCCGAAACCGAAAACGGAGCAAAGACACCCCCGGAAAAATCCGCCCATGACCTTACACCTAAGAATAGGAGTAAGGCTTGGAGTAAGGTTAGGAGTAAGGCGAAAAACCTTAGAGCCGCAAGGCTTTTTATAGAACCTTACACCTATTACACCTAAAACACCTAAATATATTGCCTCCTGCAAATTCTGCAAAATGCAAAAAAATCTGCAAGTTTGCAGAATTCATAAAATATCGGTGAGTATCCGAAAAATAGGAGTAAGGAGTAAGGAATGCCGAAAAACCTTAGAGCCACCGGCAAAATTCACCTTACACCTAACCTCGGCAATTAGGTGTAAGGTGCGGAAAGTTTTCCACAGAAAGGAGATGCAAAGTTGACAACCTCGGAACGCTTCAAGAAATTTGATGCAGATCTCGCCAAGATCAAGAGCAACCGGGAGAAAATCCCGCTGGAGCAGCTGACTACCCGGTACGCCAAAGCCTACAACGCCCTGGTGGCCGATCTCGAAGAATTCGCTGAATGGTTCACCGGGGAGTACATCAAGACCCTCGCCATCCCAAGGCACCCCAAGGATGAGGCCGGGAATGCTTGGCTTCAGAAAAAGGTGGATGCGATCTTGGAGGAAGAACGGAAACCCGGTGGCCTTTACCAGCAACTGCGGGATGCCCTGATCGATGACCTCGACCGGGAGAAGTTCGAGGACAGGGTCTGGAGAATTCATGACCGCCTGATGCGGGAGGCCTACGATCCCTACCAGCAGCGGTTCAATAAGTGGGTCGGCAAACCGGACAGCCGCTGGATTTACAATAGCCTCTTCGATGCCTTCTGGAAAGTCGACCCGGAGGTCAGCGAGGGCGGCTACTGGATCGACAAGGACTGGAACCACAAAGGCTTCGGGTACCCGCCCCGGCTGGAGCCGGAACAGCAAGGAAGTGAGGCGGCAACATGACTCAGCACATCCTATCGCTGAGTTATGGCAAGGACAGCCTCGCCTGTCTCGGAGCCATTGAACTGCTGGGATGGCCGCTGGACAGAATCATTCACGCCGAAATCTGGGCAACCGACACCATACCCGCCGATCTCCCGCCGATGGTTGAGTTCAAGAAAAGAGCGGACGAAATCATCCGGCAGCGGTGGGGCATTGAGGTCGAACACATCTGCGCCAGGGATAGGGACGGCTCGAAGCTGACCTACGAGAAGATCTTCTACCGGGTACCCAACAGGAAGTCGGATGACGGCTTCGAGGACAGCACCTTTGCAGGGTTCCCCTACACCAAAGGCGCATGGTGCAATGATCGGCTGAAAACCAACCCGCTCGATAACGCCTCCGAAATGGTACCCCCCCCCCCGCAGATCTACGGGTTCCCGATGCAGAAAGGAATCTGGTGCAATTCGATGCTCAAGACCAGAACCCTCGACAGAGCAGCTATACAGGGTTTGCCACCAAATGGACCCAGTATTGCACCGGGGAACTCAAGGTGTCTGCAATCAAGAGGGGTGCAGACAGTGCCTTTTTTGAAAGCCCCGCACCGCAGGGGGCGGACACAAATTCTGTGGTTCAGTACATCGGCATAGCTGCCGATGAGCCAGAGCGGCTGGAGCGGCTGGTAGGAACATCGAAAAGAGCGCCGCTGGCCGAACTTGGCTGGACGGAAGAAGATGCCTATATGTGGTGCATCAAGAACAAACTGCTTTCACCGATCTACACCACATCGGATCGCGGAGGGTGCTGGTTCTGCCATAACCAGACCATCGCCTCGCTCCGGCTCCTTCGCAAGAGATACCCCCACCTTTGGGCGCTCATGATGAAATGGGATCTCGACTCCCCGGTGACTTTCCACAGCGATGGCCGCACAATTCACGATTTCGACCTACGGTTCAGCTTAGAGATGCAGGGCAAGGTTCCCTGTGATCGGCGGTTCCGTTGGAAGATGATAGACGAACTAAAGGAGGACAACACACTATGAACATTCAGGAAAACATCGCCCGGTTCGAGGCCGAACTGGCCAAGGTCAACCGCCCCGGCATGGACAAGCTGCTGGCCTACATCCGCAAGAGCGATTTCTACAAGGCACCCGCCTCCACCAAATACCACCTCTCCTGCGAGGGCGGACTGCTGCAGCACAGCCTCAATGTGCTAGATGCGCTCCGGGGCATCCTCACCCTCGCCATGGACTGCACCGAAACCACGGAACCCTGCCACTATGAGTACCGGGCAGCCGGAAAGACGGTGGCCACGATCCCGCAGGATAGCGTGATCATCATCGCCCTGCTCCATGACATCTGCAAGACCTACTTCTACACCACCAGCATGAGGAACGCCAAGAACGAACAGACCGGCAAATGGGAAAAGGTGCCGTACTTCACGGTCAAGGATCGGATGCCCCTCGGCCACGGCGATAAGAGCGTCATGATCATCAAGCAGTACATAGACCTGACCACCCCGGAGATGTACGCCATCTGGCACCACATGGGGTTCACGGAAAATGCTGACTTCCAGACCCTGACCAACGCCATCGATCAGTTCCCGATCATCTGGGCAATGCACACGGCTGACATGATGGCCTCCCGCTTCATGGAGGATGAGGCCGGAAACAAGGAGGCCTTCGCAGACCCGGAGCCGGAGAGCGCTGGCAGCTGGGCGGACAATCCTCCCGATGACCCCGGAGAGTTCCAGGAGGCGATGCCCTATGCCACAGAGTAAGGCTGACCGCAATAAGCGCCTCAAGATAAACACCGCCGCCCTCAGAGCGGAGGTGCGAACCCGGACAAAGAGTGAGATGCTGATCTGGCTGAGAAATGTCACCGGGCGGCAGATCACCGCCGCTGGCTTCGAGGCGATCATGCGTGACCACCTCCCGGAGGAATCGTACTACCAGACAGAGGTCATGGAGTACATCCGGGACAATTACCCCGGCTCCTTCGTTTGGAAAGCCGCAGCCGGTCCCTACAGCCGACAGGGCATCCCGGATGTTTGCGCCGTGATCGAGGGTCACTTCTTCGGATTTGAGATCAAGCGCCCCTTCATCGGACGGCTCTCCAAGATCCAAGAACGGACAATCCTCGAAATCCAGAAAGCCGGAGGCACCGCCGCCGTGGTCAGCTTCTGGCATCAAGCCAAGGAGGTCATCGAAAAATATGAGCGATCAACTCAGCACCGCCCTCAGACTGGCCAATGAAAGTCTGACCCTCGCAATAGGCAACTTTGGCACCACCCTGCGGCATTACGCAGAGGCCGCAGCCATCACCGTCAACCGGGTCGGCACCATGCTCGGCTCGATCATGGAGGCCTACCGGGACGAACAGCGAATAAAGGCAGTGGCCACACCTCGCCAATGGTACCTCTACCAGAACGGATCGCCCAAGGTAAGCAAGAAGTGGAGGAACGCCCTGCTTCGGAAAGCGAGAATCGCAGAAAAGAGAAACGGAGGTCACAGACCATGAGTAAACGCAAAGACGAAGCCAAACTCACCGCCGTCAAAGGCAGAGCCGCCGTCCTTCAGAGCATGGCGGACTCCATGCCAACATCCATCCTGATCCTCTTTATGAACAGCACCATCAAAATGCTGGAGCAGAGGGGCGTGGTCATTCGGGACTGGGACAACAAAGACAAGGTGGTACGGTGCATCCGCTCCCTCGGAGGCCGCTACTACTTCATGGCCACCAAAGAATCCAAGGAGGCACAAGATCATGGAAACAACAACGCAGATCGAGCAGAGGCAACTCCTGAAAAGGTTCCTCTCTCAGTATTACCGAGCGAAAGATAGGCAAGCCACCCTCCGGGCAAGGCTGGCCAGCCTTCAGGCAGAACTGAGGCACCCCGGTGTCAAAGTCCCTCCCCCGGACGGCGTACCCAGCAAAACAGGGGTCAGCAGCGGAGCCGCAAGTTTGACCCTTAAAATCGCAGACATTGAGGATCGCATCCAGAAGCAGATCGAAATCGAGGCCAAGAGCGTCATCGCCATCATGGATGTGATCGAGTTCCTCCCGGCAGACACCATCGAGAGGGACATCCTCGAATTCCGCCACATCGACTGCAAGCCATGGGACAAAATCATGGACTGCGTACATCTCAGCCGATCTCCCTGCTTCGAATATTACAACAAAGCCTTGGACAAGCTGCTGACCTACAAGAAAGTCAGGCGCATTCTTTCGGATTACAAAGCAAGGCTGGATCGAGAAGCAAGGGACACCTACTGATTTTTCCATTGGAAAAAACTCGCCTTTTGTGAAGCCGGACAGGAAAAGACACCGCCCTGAAAACGGCCCCGCAGAGGGCGCATAGAACCCGCCACAGAGGGGATATAAAAAATGGCACCGGGGGTCTTTCCGTAGGATTGACCCCCCTATTTTTATGCCCCTTCGCCCAGCGGGAAATGACCCCGGCGAAATTCAAGGCCACGAATACAAGGCCCCTTTTTAATCAAGCCAAGTCAAGCCGGGAAATCAAGGCCCCATTTTCGGAGAGGAAAACAAGGGGCGGTTTTTTCGGTACCCGTAGACCCCCGGTTACAAGGCCACCCCGTGCAAGGCACCCCAGAAAAGACACCCCCATAGGGAGCCAGAAAAGACACCCCCTATTTACAGGGGGCATAGAGGCCGGGAATTTAAGAGGCCACCCAGCACAGAGCCAAGGGGCAAGGCCACACCACAGGCAGGGCAGCAGAGAGCAAGGTCGAGGCCACGCCACACAGGGACAGGGTACCAAAGGCATAAAGAACAGGGGGACAGGGGGCATAGATGACCCGAACAATAAAGTCAGGACTCAAAAGGACTTCGCTCTGCGCTAAACTATTATCATGGACAGTCAAGGCAGGGACTGGTCCAGTCGTAGCGTCAAGCTCTCCTTCTGTTTGGCAAGGGTCGCACTCACGCACTGCGTGGGTGCGATCATTGCTATGCGGCACCCCACGGGCGAAAGGGCGTAGGTACTACTGGCCGATTTCGTAATTGCGGGGCGAGGAAGGCCCGAGGATTTTCTCCAAAAAATTAAAAAATTTTTTTGCATTTCGTTACGCAAGCGCCCCTGCCCCGGCTACCACCCCACATCAAACAGAAAGAGGTGACACCCGAAAATGAGGTTTGAAACCCGTTCCCTTTCAGATCTTCGCCCTGCCGAATACAACCCCAGGGTGCCGCTGACCCCTGCCGACCCTGAATACCAGAGCATCAAGCGCTCCATTGAGGAATTCGGATACGCCGATCCCATCGTGATCAATGCGGACGGTACCATCATCAAAGGCCACCAGCGCCGCACCGTGCTGATGGATCTCGGCTACACCGAGGTGGAGGTCATCGTTCTGGACATTCAGGACAAGGCCAAGGAAAAGGCGCTGAATGTTGCCCTGAACAAGATCACCGGCAAGTGGGACAACGCCATCCTGAAAGACCTTCTTCTGGAACTCGATCTTGAGGGTTACGACTTCTCCGTGACCGGGTACCAGCGGACTGATCTGGAGGACTTGATCCAGCTGGTCGATGTACCCGCCGAAGCACAAGATGACAATTTCGACCCGGAGGCCGCTGCGGCGAATATCCCGGAACCTAACACCAGGTATGGTGACATCTGGCAGCTTGGGCGGCACCGCCTCATGTGCGGGGACAGCACCGACCCCACCGATGTGGCTACCCTGATGGGCGGTGACAAGCTGGACTTGATGGTAACAGACCCGCCCTACAATGTGGCCTACGGAGCAAAGACCGACTTCATGGCCGACTCCGGCAGAGGCCACGGCCACAACAGCATCGCCAATGACGATATGGATGAGGCCAGCTTCTACAACTTCATCCTCGCATTCTACGAGAATGCCGTGGAGGCAATGCGGCCCGGTGCCGTGATCTATGTTTTTCATTCAGACACCCACGGCCTCACCTTCCGTCAGGCATTCGAGGATGCCGGACTGAAGCTATCCGAGTGCCTGATTTGGGAGAAAAACGCATTCACCCTGGGGCGGAGCGATTACCAATGGCGGCATGAGCCGTGCCTTTACGGCTGGAAAGAGGGCGCTGGTCACTTCTTCGTGAAAGACCGCACCCAGGATACCATGCTTCTGGAGGACACCCCGGACTTCAAGAAGATGAGCAAACAGGAACTGCTGGCGTTCATCGACAAGATCTTCAGGGACTACAAAGACCAGACCACCGTCCTCTTTGAGAACAAACCCGCCCGGAGCAAAGAGCATCCCACAATGAAACCGATCCCGCTGATCGGACGGCTCATCAACAATTCCAGCAAACCCGGCTGGCTGGTCGGTGACTTCTTCGGAGGTTCCGGCTCCACCCTGATGGCGGCAGAGCAGTTGGGCAGAACCGCCTACCTGATGGAATACGATGAGCGCTATGTGGATGTGATCATCAACCGCTGGGAGCAATTCACCGGGGAGAAAGCCGTGAAGCTGACATGACCGATGAAAAGCTGACAACTGAAATTCTGCGGGGGGGGGTACTCACTTTGGATAACAACGGAAAAGTAGCCGGTGGCGGCTTTC